GATGGCCGCATGGCGCAGCTCGAACACACCTGGCTCATCGTGGCCGCCGTCAAGAGCAGCCGCGACATCCGCAGCGGCAGCGCCGCGCGCGAGCAAGCCGGCCAGTTGGTCGCCCGAGCCGGCGCGGCCCTCATGGGCCTGAAAGTGCCGGGCCTGATGGCCGGCCCGCTGCTGCTGGCCAACGCCCCCGCCGCCCGCTACAGCGAAGGCTACCTGTACCTGCCCCTGGCTTTCACGGCTGCCACCGTGTTTGCCGCATCCGCAACCTGATTACCACCCCTGCAAACAAAGGAGCGCACCACCATGCCCACCCCCGAAATCATCCGAAAAACCTACCGCCCCGCCATGACGGTGGGCCAGGTCTATGCCCGGCCCTATGGCAGCAAAGCGCCGCTGGCCGCGATCGGCAACGTGCTCGAACTGACCATGGATCACGCCGAGACCGTCGTCAAGCAACAGGACATGACGCAACTTGGCGGCGGCACCCATGCCGAAGTGCGCCGCGTGCAGGATGTGACCATCGCCATGAAACTGGCCGACCTCAACCTGGTCAACCTGGCGCGCGCCACGCTGGGCACCACGCTCGGCATCGAGGCCGGCGCGGTCACGGACGAAGGGTACGAGGCCCAGCCCGGCGGCCTGATCCGGCTGGCGCATGTGGCGCCCACGGACGTGGTCATCAAGATCGGCGACGACGCCACCAGCGCCACTCCCCTGGCTGCGGGGGCTTATCAGGTGCGCCCCGAGGGCATCTGGATTCCGGCGGACGCCCAGGGCGTGACCGCCGGCGCCAGGCTGTGGATCAGCTACAAGCACGGCGAGCAGGCCGTGATCGAGGCGCTGACCACGAAGGTGCAAGAGTTGGAACTGTCCTTCGGCGGTCTCAACGAAGCCGACGACGGCAAGCCCTGCGTGGTGGACATCTTCCGCGTCAGCCAGGGCGTGACCAAACAGCTTGCCCTCATCAACGACAAGTTCGGCCAGTTGGACGTGGCCGGCTCCGTCCTGCAAGACCCCACCAAGAGCGGTGTGGGCATCAGCCGTTACTACCGTGTGAGCATGGCCTGATGGCCGGGAGCGCACTCTCTTATTGATAGCGGCTCCACCCCGTTGTCTCCCTGCGGCCATAGGGCCGCTTGCGCGCCCGGCCTGATCCCCAAGCGACAGGCCGGGCGTTTTTTCCCTGATCGGTATCAGTCGTGGACACGGAAAACAAGGTTGACATCCAAATCTCCGCCGACGGCGCGCAGGCCGCCCGCGGCGTGAACGAGGTTGCCGACAGCGTGCAGGAGCTGGCCGGCAAGCTGGGTGGCGAGTTGGGCCAGCAAGCGCAAGCCGCCGCCGACAAGCTGCGCGAACTTGGCAAGCAGGAAAAGGCGGTCGAGGAATTTCTGAGCCTGCAAACCCAGGTGGGCGCCACCGAGCGCGCGATCAAGCAGCTCACGCGCGAGGCCGACGCCTACGCCGCCCAAATCGCCGCCTCCGGGCAGCCCACGGCAAATGAAGTGGCCCAACTCGAACGGCTGCGCACATCTGCCGCCACCGCATCAGAGGCTCTCGGTCAGCAGAAAGTCAGGCTCGCCGCCGCCGCTGCCGAGATGCAGCGCCACGGCATCGCCAGCGAGGGGGCCAGCCAGGCGCTCGCGCGTGTGCGCGGCGAGATCGGGCAGACCGCGCAAGGCGTCGGCCAGCTCGACCCCAAGCTCAAGCAAGTGGTGCAGGGCTGGCGCGGCGTGGGCCAGGGCGCCGACGAGGCCGGCGGCAAGCTTAATGCCATTGCCGAGCTGATGCAGGGCAAGATCAATTCGGCCTTCCGCGACCTCACGCTCTCGATGGGCGGCCTGTTCGCCGCCGCCAAGCTCAAAAACCTTGCCGAAGATGCCATTGCCCTGGCCGACGCCTACGGCCAGATGAGCGAGCGCATCAAGGCGGCCACGCCGATCGCGGGCGAATACGACACGGTGCAAAAGCGGATTCTGGCCACCGCCAACCTGACATATCGACCGTTGCAAGAGCAACAGGAGCTGTACATCCGCACCGCCGAGGCGCTGCGCAGCCTCTCGTACAGCACCGGCGAGGCGCTGGACATTACCGACAGCCTGAGCTACCTGTTCACGACCAACGCCGCCAGCGCCGAGCGCGCATCCGGGGCCATCGACGCCTACACCAAGAGCATCCAGTCGGGCCAGGTCGATGCGCGCTCGTGGCAAGCCATCCTCGTGGCCACGCCCACCATCGTCGATGCCATCGCCAAGGCCACGGGCCGCACCGCCGCCGAAATCCGGCAGATGGGCATCACGGGCAACCTGGCGCTGCGCGACTTGAACGAGGGCCTGCGCCAGAGCGTGAATGTCAACAAACAGGCCGCCGCGCAGATGAGCGCGACGGTGAAAGACGCCGTCACGCGCCTGGCCAACACGTGGCAAGCCTATGTGGGCGAGGCCAACAAGGCCAGCGGGGCGACCAAGGAAATCGTCAAGCTGATCGACAAGGTTTCCGAGAACCTGGACACGGTGGTCAACACCGCCATCCGTGTGGGCGAGGTGATGGCGGCGGTGTGGGCCGCCAAGGCGCTGGTGGCGCTCAAGCAATACATCGCCGCCCTGATCGTCGCTCAAAAAGAAGCTATGGCGCTGGGCGTGGCCAGCGCCGCCGCCGCCGGCAAGGCCGGCAGTTCGTGGGCTGCCGCCGCCACCGCCGCCGGAGGAAAAATCGCGATGGCCGGCAAGATGGCGATGGCGGCCTGGATCGGCTGGGAGATAGGCTCTTACCTGCGCGAAGAATTCCAGGTGGCCGAGCAGGCCGGCATCGCCCTGGCCGCCGGCCTGCACAAGGTGGCCGCCCGCGCGCAAGGCGCGTGGGAAATGATCAAGGCAGCGTTCACGGACGACACCGTTGAAGCCGCCCAGGAGCGGCTGCGCGTGAAGCTGCAACAGATCGACGATGAATACGCCGACCTGTTCAACTCCGCCGACCGCGCAACCCAGGCCCAGCGCAAGCAGGCCGCTGAAGCCCAGAAACTGGCCGCCGCCACCGCGCAGGCCGGCACCGCCGCCGGCAAGGCCGCCGCGCAATGGGCCGTGCTGAAAGACGGTTACGAAAAAGCGGGCGAGCAGATCAAGAAAGCCACCGAGCTGCTGGATCGTGAAAGCGCCGCGCGCATTGCCCATGCGCAAACGGCGGTGCGCATGGCGCAAGCGTTTGGCGACGAGACTCAAAAGCGCGAAGCCGCCGCCAAGGCCGCGCAGGTGCAGGCCGATGAAGACCAGCGCCTGGCCAACGTGCGCGCCAGCGAAGTGGCTGCGCTGGAGAGTCAGCGCAAGGCCATCCTCGCGCTCGATGAGGGCTACCGCAACTCCACGCCGGAGGTGCAGCAAAAGCTCGCCGAACTAAACGAGAGCATCCCGCTGCGCAAGGCCGATGCCGCCGCCGCCGAGGAGCAAGCCCGGCAAAGCCAGATCGCCGCCGCGCAAGCTCAGATCGAAGCCGAATCGCTCAAAGACAACAGCGCCCGCGTGGGCGAGCTGCGCGCCGCACATGACAGCGCCAAGGATGCCTACCTGCGCGTGCTCGCGGCGTACCAGCAGGGCAAGGCCACACTGGGCGATGTCACCAAGGCGGAGATCGAAGCGGGCAAAGCCGCCGCCCTGCACCGTGATGCGGTACAGGATTTGGAAAGGGCCATGAAGTCCAAGGCGCAGGCCGAGCAAGCCAACTTCAGCCTGGAGGAAATGAGCCTGCGCGTGGCCATCGAGCAGCAAAAGGCCATCGGCGAAATCTGCAAGGCGCGCGGCGACGAGAAGGGCGCCATCGCCGCCCAGAATCAGGTGCGCCGGCTGGAAATCGAGTTGCTGGAACTGCAAGCGCAGGCCAAGCGCGCCGAGGCAAGTGCGCAACTGGCGGCGGTGGAGGCCAAGCGCGCGGAGTTGATTGCATCAGGCCAGCTCACCGCGCAGAAACGGGATGAACTGGATGCCGCCATCAAAGCCGCGCAGGTTTTGGAAAAGCAGGCCGAGATCGCCGAGATCACCGCGCAGAAAACGCGTGCCTTGGCTGACGAAACAGCCAGCGCCACCGGGCGCATGAAAAAAGGCTGGGACGATGCCGGCAGTGCCGTGGCGGGCTACGGCAGGGCGGTGGAAAAAGTCAGCGAGCGGTATTACAACAAAGACAAATTTGCCAGCGACGCATCGGGCACCGCGCTGAGTTTCGGCATGACCGATGAGATGTTCAACCAGTACATCCGCCGCAACTTCGGCGAGGAGTTCATTGGCAACGAAACCGCGAAAAAAGCCGCCAACCTGAAGATGCGGCTGGACTATCTGTACAAGGTTAGCGACCGTACCTCGCCCGATGGCAGCCTGGCCGATATGCAGCAGGAGTTCGAGCGCCTCAAACGCGAGATGGACAAGCAGAAGGCACAGGAACGCCAGGCGCGGCAAGAGCAGCAGCAAAAGCCTGCCAGCCCCCAGCCCAGCGCGCCACCGGCCACGGGAGAAAGAACAGGCGCGCCGCCGCAGCCCGCACCAGCGCCCGGCGCCGGCCAGACCTTCATCAACAACTACACCCTGCCCGGCGGCAAGCGGTACAGCATTGCATTGCCTGACGCCGCCAACCAGCAGGCGCTGGATGTGTTCGTGCGCCAGTTGTGGGATGACAAGGCGAGGGCCGCATGATCTCGCTCACGCACATCGGCGCCGCGCAGACGCTCTACCTTTCGGATCGCCTGATCTGGACGGATGAATACGCCTGGTCGCCCACGGCGGCGGAAACGCGCTTCGGCACCACGGGCGCGCTGATGGTGCATGTCGGCAAAAAGCAGGCCGGGCGGCTCATCACGCTGGATGGCGTGGAGACCGAAGCATGGCTCACGCGCGGCGTGGTGGCGCAGCTCAACGACTGGGCCGCGCAGCCGGGGGCGCAGTTTTTGTTGTACCTGCGCGGCGTCAGCCGCACGGTGCTGTTCGACCACTCGCGCGCGCCCGCATTCGACGCCAAGCCCGTCATCAAGTTGCAGGACGGCGTGGAGCAGACCACCGACCTTTACCGGCCCACCTTCAATTTCATCGAGGTTTGACGTGACCATCAACGCCAACGACATCAAACTGCGCGCTAGCAAAGTCATGGCCGACGTGCCAGAAGGCGGCGGCGGCCCATCCGGCCAGCTCATCCTCTGGGGCCAGAGCAACACCGTGTTCGAGGACATCGACACGATCGCATGGGTGGTCGGCAACGTCTCCATCCGCCAGGTGCACCTGCACACCGACACGCACAACACCGACAAGCTGCTGGGCAGCTACGCCATCGTCGCCCGCCTGCCTGCTGATCCCAAGGTGAGCGTGACGCTCGCGCAGTGCGCGCCGTTCGACAAGCGCAGCGACCTCTCCAACGCCATCGCCAACTACCTGATTCGCGGCGTGCCGTGGAATGGTTTCCTGATGGGCGATCACGTACAGGGGCAGGCCAACCTGCAAATCTGCCAGCGCCCCGGCACGCCCGTGCCGACGATTGGGCGCACGCTCGCGCTCATCGTCAACGAGGGGCTGCCCACCGAGCAACTGGAGTGGGCGCGCATTATCAAGGTGACGAGCGAAGTCCGCCTAGTCTATGACCCTGCGACCGACACAGACTTCCCTGCGCAGATCGTCACGTGCGATTTGCAAAGCGGCATGACGCAGGCACTGCCCGGCACAGACCCCAACCGCGCGTTTGCTGCCGCCGCCGGCAAAACCAAAATACGCGACACCACGGCCGCCGACGCCGCCAACTATTTTGGCGCATCCCCGCTCATCTCACCCGGCGCGCTCGGCGACTTGAAGCTCAACGTCAAGAGCGTGTACGGCCAACTGGTGCCCAGCAGCAGCACCCCCGTGCCCATGCTCGACCAGCGCCCCGCCGCGCAGCGCAGCATCACGCTGGCCACCGCGCCGCGCCGTATCGACGTGCCCGCCACCCCGCACACGCGGCGCATCAAAATTTCGCAAGAGAATCGCGGCCTGTCCTACATCGCGCAGCTCACCCCGCTGCCGGAACCCGGCACCGTGGTCATCACATGGGTGGGCCTGGGCAACCGCCAGACCGTGCAGGATGACGGCGCAGGCGCGCTCACCGGCGCGGGCGCGGGCACGCTCAACGGGGCCACCGGCTCGCTCGCGCTCACGCTACCCGCGCTGCCCGACGTGGGCAGCGCCATCGTCATCAGCTACGGCGAGCGCGTGGCCTACACCGACCGCAGCAGCCAGAGCGCCGGCGTGCGCGCGCCGGCCTACGTGTGGGTGCTCGATGGCGAGGGGCAGGTGCTGCCCGGCACGCTCACGCTCAAGTACACCAGCAATGGCGTGGTGCACACCTGCACCGCGGGCGCCAACGGCGCCATCACCGGCGACGGCGCAGGGCGTGTCGATCACCCAAGCCGCACCGTCATGCTGCGCCCCGTGTACATGCCCGACGCGGGCGGGCAAATCCATTGCGAGTACGAACTCGACAATCAAGTCACCGAAATCATCACCCCCGGTGCTGCGGATGCGGCTGGCTACGTGACGCTACAGTTATTGCAGCAGCCCGTGGCCGGCTCGCTCTCGGTCACGTGGAGCACCGCGCAAGAGGTGTCGGTAAGCAGCGGCGGCACCGTGAGCGCCGCCACCGCAGCCAAGGCCGCCAACGCTGGCACGTATCAATACCCCGTCATGTACTACGGCGGCCTGCCCATCGGCACATTCGGCTCCGTGAGCACCAGCGACGGCACCAGCAGCACCCTCACCACGCAGAGCAAGCAGGAAACGAGCACCCGCCTCATCAACCAGTACACGGTCACGGATGACGGCCATGGCGGCTTCATCTCCGGGCTGGGCACGGTCGATTACGTGGGCCGCGCGGTGAGCCTGCAAATGGTGAAGGGCGGTCACAGCGTGGCCAGCTATCAGTCCGACCACGAAGACGCGCGCGATTTCGCCAACAACACCTCTGGCGGCGGCAACACCAGCGGCAGCAACAGCAACAAGGGCGGCACGTTTGCCACCGTCACTGTCGCCGAAACGCAGCTCGCCGGCTCCAGCGTCAGCGTCAGCTACCGCACCGGCGCGCCGCTGCCGATGCAGTCCAGCATGAGCTACACGCCGGACGAAGTGACGATTGACCTGTGCCCCTACACCACGGATCGCATCGTGCCCGGCAGCATTCGGTTCCGCTGGATGGGCGTGGACTATCAAGATGTCGAGGGCGTGCTCTACCGTGACTGGAGCAGCACCAGCCCCGGCGTCGTCAGCGGCAGCGTCGATTACGCCGCCGGCCTGGCTCACATGAGCGACTACGTTGTGAGCAGCACGGGCAACCCCACCAGCTTCACGCTGTCCAGTTTGTGGACGCAAAAGGGCAACTGGACGACGGCAAGCGCGTTTTTTATGACGGGCGCCTCGCCCATCCAGCCCGGCCAGCTCACCGTGAGCCTGCTCGATCTCAAGGGCACGCTCATCAACGTGGAGTGCGATCTGCATGGCAACCTCACCGGCCCGCACACCGTGGGCAAGATGGAGTTCCAAAACGGCCTGGCCGAGGTGCAGTTCGGCGACTTCATTCTGGACAGCAGCCTGAGCGACGCTGAAAAACAGGAGTGGTGGTACCGGTCTGCGGACGTAGGCGCGGTAGAGCCATGCAAGATCTGGCGGCCCTGGCCCATCGACCCTGCGAGCCTGCGTTACAACGCCGTCAGCAATTTCTACCTGCCCGTTGATCCGCAAATCCTCGGCCTCAACCCCGTTCGCCTGCCGCAAGATGGCCGCGTGCCCATCTTTGCCAAAGATC